CGTTCCTTTTCTAACCCACAAAACACCTCGATCAGCCACGATCAGGCTCAACCGAAATCGTCATGACCGAAAAAGAAGCGATCATTCTTAATCTGCCTAGATCAGAATTAGGAGGTGTGCAAATACCTCGAATTCACTCTCCATTAAATGATTTGCCATCAAAAGGTCAGGAAATGATCGACTTTGCTAAGGAAATCGGTATGCCTTTAATGCCTTGGCAAGAATTTGTGGCTATTCATGGTCATAAAGTCAAAGAGGATGGGAGATGGCATTCACAATTGAATAATTTATGCCTAGCCCGCCAAAACGGAAAAAGCACATTTATGCTGTTGCGTATCCTGACAGGCATGTATATCTGGGGAGAAAACTTGCAGCTGTCGTCAGCTCATAGACTTACAACCTCGCTTGAAACTTTTAGACAAATGGTTGGGATTATTGAAGGCAATGACAAACTAGCTGCTGAGGTAAAAAAGATTAGATGGCAACATGGTGCAGAGGAAATGGAACTTAAAGGTGGTCGAAGGTTTGTTGTAAAAGCAGCAAACAATGCAAGCCGAGGAATTTCAGCTCCATCTACAATTCATCTTGATGAGTTGCGTGAATATAAAGATGAGGATGCTTGGTCATCAATGCGATATACCATGATGAGTTCCAAAAATCCGCAAGTATGGACATATTCAAATGCTGGAGATCAACATTCAGTTATTCTTAATAAACTTAGGGAGCGTGGATTAGCAGCCTCCACAAACCCATCCGACACGATAGGTTGGTTTGAATGGAGTGCCGAACCTGATTCACCGATTACCCTTCCGTCAGGTGAAATCAATTGGAAAGCATTTGCTCAAGCCAACCCATCGCTGGGTATAACAATGCATCCGGACAACTTAAAAGCAGTTATTAACGATCCGCCAGATATCGTAAAAACTGAGGTTATGTGTTTGTGGGTCGATACAATTAACTCAGCAATTGATGCCCAGAAATGGGGATTATGTCAGATCGAGCCAATACCATTAGATCCTGAGCAACCTACTTGGCTTGGTTTAGATTTGTCGCCTGATAGAAAATTTGGCGCATTAGTTGCTACTCAAAAACTATCGGGTGAAAGATTTAATTTAGTTTTACTGCATACTTGGTCAAATGATTACAGCTTAAATGATTTAGCAATTGCAAATGACATTGCACCTTATGTAAGAAAATACAACACACAAACTGTGGCGTATTCCAAACGGACTGCACAAGCTGTCGCAAGTCGGCTAGTTCCGGCTGGGATACCCATAACCGACATGGATGGCGCAATCTATGCGGAAAGTTGTGATCGGTGGCTTGGGGCGATCAATAGCCACAGATTGCAACATGGTGGGCAGGATGAACTGACCCAACAAACACTTTCAGCAGCCAAATTGCCGTTTGGGGATGGCAGTTGGGTTATTGGAAGGCGTGCAAGCAGAGTGGCAGTTTGTGCAGCTGTCGCTTCAGCACTTGCAACATATTTTGCGACACAACCCGAAACAGAGGTTGATATACAAATCGGATAATTAGGACATTGTGGTATATTATGCACCAATGGGATTATTCGATAGATTTCTGACAAATACCACAATTGCCCCAAGCGTTGATGTTGCTGCGTCTTATGCACCATACAATTTGCAAGCAGCTGTTGGTGGCATATTTTATGGAACACAAACTGCAACTCGCGAACAAGCGATGTCTGTTCCAGCATTGGCTCGCGCAAGAAACATAATTTGTTCAACAGTTGGTTCATTACCAGTTGAAACTTACAATCATTTTACAAAAGAGCATTTAAGACCATCAAAAGTTTTAATGCAACCAGACACAAGAATTCCCGGATCTGCAATATATGCATGGATTGCTGAGGATTTATTATTTCATGGAGTTGCTTATGGTCAAGTATTAGATAGTTATTCCGAAAGTGATGGCGCAAGAGTAAGAGCATGGACAAGAGTTTCACCGGATAGAATTACATATCAATTAAATGCAAATCAAACCGAAATTCTTTATTACAGAATTGATGGACAAGAAACACCAGCATTTGGCGTTGGAAGCGTAATTGTATTTAATGGTTTGGATGAAGGTTTGTTGAATCGTGCTGGTCGCACAATTAAAGCGGCACAAGCATTAGAAGCAGCTGCTGAACTTTATGCAAAAGAGCCAGTTCCAACAATGGTGCTTAAATCAAATGGCACAAACTTAACACCAGAGCGAATTACAAAATTGCTTGAAAGTTGGAAAGCATCAAGAGCAACAAGATCAACAGCATTCTTAAATGCAGATGTTGAATTACAAGCATTAGGTTTTGATCCGGCTAAATTACAGCTCAATGAAGCCCGTCAGTATCTTGCTTTAGAATGCGCCAGAGCAACAGGCATTCCGGCAAGTTTTGTATCAGCAGAAACTACATCAATGACTTATTCAAACATGACTGCTGAAAGAAAAGCACTTATTGATTTTTCATTACGACCAATTTTAACTGCAATTGAACAAAGATTATCAATGGCTGATTTTGTGCCAAATGGTGTTGAGGTCAGATTTGACTTAGACGATTTCTTGCGTGGATCTGCATTAGAGCGAGCGCAAGTTTATGAAATCCTAAATCGCATTGGCGCAATGAGCGTTGAGCAAATTCAAGAGGAGGAGGACTTAATCCGATGAAGATTAATTTTCCAATAACACTAACTGCGGCCGACAATCGCAAACGCACAATATCTGGCACAATTGTTAGTTGGAATGAAAAGGGAATAACAAGTGCTGGTGCAACATTATTTGAGCCTGGAAGTATTGATTTTTCAAAACCAGTCAAATTGTTATTAGAACATGATCGCACACGACCAATTGGCAAGTTAATTGATATAACTGCGGATGATAAAGGCATCGAAGCGACATTCAAGATTGCAGGAACTATTGCCGGAGATGACAGTCTGCTTGAAGCAGCTGAAGGTTTGCGTGATGGTTTTAGCGTTGGCGTTGTCGTAGATGACTGGGATGCAAGCAAAGGAGTAATGCGTGTTAAAGCATCTAAATTAGTTGAGGTCAGCCTAGTTGCTGATCCGGCAATTGACAGCGCAAGAGTTGCAGATGTTGCAGCAAGTGAAACACCAGAGAATTCCGAAGCAACCGCTGAGGATCAAACAAAACAGGAGGACAAAGTGTCTGACACTAACTCAGAAGCTCCTATCGCCACCGAAGCGGTAGAAGCTGCAAAATCTGAGCCTGTGGCAATACAAGCAGCACAACCAGTTGCTTATACAAAGCCACGCTCACCAATCAATTCACAAGCTCGTTTCTTAGAGCATTCAATCAAGGCAACATTGGGCAACAATGAGAGTGCTCAATATGTCGCATTAGCAAAAGATGATGCAAAGAAAGTTTTAACTTTTGCTGATGACAGTTTCACAACTAACCCAGCATTTAAGCCAATTCAATATGTTTCAACAGTAGTTGACACATCAATCGGATCTCGCGCTGCAATTGACGCAATCGGAACACGCAGACTGCCAAATGCAGGTATGCAGGTTTCAGTTCCAAAGATTACAACTTCAGGATCAGTTGCTGAAACAGCTGAGGCTGCTGGACCATCTGAAACAGGAATTGTTTCATCTTATGTTGATTTAACAGTTAAGAAGTATGCTGGTTTGCAACGCTATTCTGTTGAGCTCATTGATAGAGCAGACCCAAGCTTTTTTGAAGCTATGTTGGAAAATATGCGCCGGGCTTATGCTGGTGCATCTGAGGCTGCTGTGATTGCAGCTTTAACCGCTGGTGGAACACAAGCAACATCACAAGCAACAACTGTTGATGGACTTGTTGCTTATGTAAAGACTGAAGCACCAGCTGCTTATCTTGCAACTGGTGAGTTAGCAACACGCTACATTGCTGGAACATCACAATGGGGTCTGTTAATTGGCGCACAAGACACAACTGGTCGCCCAATTTTCTCAGCTGCTAATCCACAAAATGCTGCTGGTTCAGCATCATCACAATCACTTCGTGGAAATGTATTAGGTCTTGATCTATATGTTTCTAACAAGGCAGTTTCAACAACTATTGATGAGAGCGCATTTATTGTTGTTCCATCTGCTGTTGCAATTTATGAAACACCAACACTACAACTTTCAACAAATGTTGTATCAACTGGTGAAATTGAAACCATGCTTTACGGATACTTAGCAACTGGAGTTATTGTTGCCGGTGGAGTTCGCCGCTACAACATGACTGCCTAGTCAAACAAATCATGCCTGAGATTGCTCCCGATCTCAGGCAGTCGAATATGGGAGTAAAGGAGATGACATGCCAACGATTATCACAGCTGCAGAGTTGAGGTCAATAATTGGCGTGTCATCATCCTTGTATAATGACGCATACCTTGAAGGCATAATTGATAGTAGTGAAGCCGTAATCCTTCCAATGCTTGTCAGTTATAAAAGTTATATTCAGGCAACATCATTGACCGACAATGTTGCTACTTTCACAACTTTAGGAATTCATGAATTTACCGAAGGACAATCAGTCGTTATCGCAAGCTGCGGATCACCTTACAACGGAACAAGAACAGTATTGGCAGACAATCTTGGACAATATACCTTTTCAGCATCGATCACTAATGCCGATATACTCGAAGCTAATGTCATCCCATCCGGAACTGCTACCCTTTCTAGCGCATCAACTTATGTTGGAAACCAGCCTGTTCGATCAGCAATCTTTGCCGTTTCAGTCGAAATTTTTCAATCAAGAATTGCAGCCGGAGGACAAATAGAGGGTGTTGATTTTGCAGCCAGTCCGTTCCGCATGGGCAGAAGTTTATTTAATAGATGTGTTGGGTTATTAGGACCTTATATTGATGTTGAAAGCATGTGTCAATAAATGCCCGCATCAACAATTCTTTCGCAAGTTCGCACACCTTTAGCAACTGCAATGGCAAGTGTTGCCGGCAATGTTTATAGTTTTGTGCCGGAAGCAGTTTATCCACCAGCTGTGGTTATAGTTCCAGATAGCCCATATCTTGAATTAGAAACAATTAACAAAAATACTATTCACAGCAAGATCAATTTTACAATTTCAGTTGCAGTTGCATATAACAGCAATCCTGCATCTCTCGATAATATCGAGCAGTTAATCATGAGTGTTCTGGCAGTTATCCCAACCGGATATGTTGTCAGCTCGGTCGAAAGACCAACAGTTCAGCAAGTTGGAGCAAGCACTCTGCTTATTGCAGATGTTCGAGTTTCTACCTACTACACACAAACCGCATAAGGAGTAATCATGGCAACAACAGTAATTACCGGTCGTGATATTTCGCTGTCTTTCACAGGTGGAACAGACATCGAAGCACAAGCGACCAATGCCGTATTAACAAAAGTTAATGAGCGTCAGGTTTATCAGACCCTTGATGGCGAGGCATACAAGACAACAAACATTTCAGGAACATTCCAATTGGACATGTTGGCTGACTGGGGCAAAGCAAACTCTGTTTGTGAGGCTCTATGGACTGCTGCTGAAAGCGCACCAGATACCGATATTTCAATCACACTCACAGCTGCAACTGGCGCACAATTTGTGTTCCCAGTAAAGCCTGAGTTCCCAACAGCTGGTGGGGCAGGAATGGATGCACAAACTGTGTCATTTACCTTTACTGTTTCACAAGGCACAGTCGTAGAAACATTTAGTTAAAATATAACAACGGGAGCAAAATGAAACTACCAATTACAATTGAATATAACTCAGGCGAGCAAGCAACATACATTGCCCAACCGCCTGAGTGGGCAAAATGGGAAAAACAGACAGGACACACCATTGGTCAAGCATCCGATAAGTTGGGAATTTGGGATCTTATGTTTTTGGCTTATCATGCTCATAAGCGTGAAGTTGCCGGAAGCAAACCAATCAAACCAATGGATATTTGGATGGAAACAGTAGCCGATGTCATTGTTGGTGATGCAGACCCAAAAGCCACAAAGCAGGAAGCCTAAACAGATTATTGGTTGAGTTGGCAATAGCCACACAAATACCAATGAGCGAATGGGTTGATGCGGATGACATATTAACAGCGATCGAGATATTGGAGGCAAGACATGGCAAATGAAACCATTGCTTACAATAAAAAAGATCTGCGTGATATTTATAAAGCATTCAAACTTATGGATGAACAAGCTACTGAGGAAGCAAGAACGCAATCTGCTGCTCTGGCTTATTTTGCATCAGAGGAAATTAAACAAACGGCTGCAACTCGAACAAAGTCTGGCAAAGCAGCGCAACGAATTGCGGATGGCGTTAGCATCTCAAAGTCAAGCAAAATTGGTGAGTTCAGTTATGGTTTCGCACGCCAAAAGTTTTCAGGTGGGGCTACAACGCAGACCCTATGGGGTGGTATGGAGTTTGGATCTAATAAGTTCAAGCAGTTCCCTACATATTCAGGAAGGCAAGGCAAAGGTTCGCGTGGATGGTTTATCTATCCAACCCTTCGCAGAATTCAGCCTGAATTGATTGACAAATGGGAAGCAAGTTTTAATCGCATCATTAAGGAATGGGTCTAATGGCTACCGGTAATCGCACACTTAAATTATCAATCCTTGCTGATGTTGATGATCTAAAAAAGAAATTAGGCGAAGCTGACAAAGCGGTCGAAAACAATTCAAGCAAGATTTCAGAATTTGGTAAGAAGGCTGCCGCTGCATTTGCAGTCGCTGCTGCTGCTGCCGTTGCCTATGGCACTAAATTAGCCATTGATGGGGTCAAAGCGGCAATAGAGGATGAACAGGCACAGTTGAGGTTGGCTGCTGCCCTAAAGACTGCCACAGGGGCTACTGAAGCCCAAATACAGGCTACTGAGGACATGATCCTTAAAACATCATTGGCAACTGGCGTATCTGATGAACAATTACGACCAGCAATGCAACGCCTTGCGGTATCAACTAAAGACACAACCAAAGCACAAGAATTATTAGCACTTGCTTTAGATGTCAGTAAAGGTTCAGGAAAAGACCTTGAAAGTGTTGCGAATGCATTAGCAAAAGCCCATGATGGTCAGGAAACCGCATTGGGTCGATTGGGTCTTGGTTTATCAGCTGCTGAATTAAAAACAATGTCATTTACAGACATTCAAAAGAAATTATCAGATTTATATGGTGGCGCAGCTAGTCAAAACGCTGAAACCTTTCAAGGCAAAATGGATCGCCTTAAAGTTGGATTTGATGAAGCAAAAGAAAGTTTGGGCGTTGCATTATTACCACAAATTGAAAAGTTTATTGGTTTCTTAAACAATACAGGCATTCCAACCCTTAATGGATTTATTGCCGGATTAACTGGCGATAAGGGATTAAGTGCATCTCTGAATGAAACACAAAGAGGTGCTGAAAGTTTTGGAAATGCAATTAATAAAGTTGCTGGCATTATTTCAGGATTTATTACTTTTGTGCGGGAAGCAATTGGCTTGGTTGTATCACTTGCAAATGAAATGATACGAGTTGCAAACATTATTCCGGGTGTTAATATCCCATCAATATCTAACCCAGCACCATCGGCTCAAATGTCAGCACCATCAATTCCAAGTAGCACATTTACTTATGGATCAGGAAATCCAAAAGGTGCGCCTACTGTTGTCAATAACATAACAGTTCAATCAGTCGATAGTGAAGGATCTGCCAGAGCAGTTGCAAAAGTCTTAAATCAAAGCGCATCAAGATCCGTTCCACAGCTGTATAACAACGGCATCAAGGGCGGATAATGACTGTATTTACTCCCGAATATAAATTAACTGTTAATGGAGTTGAATACACAAATGTAGCAATTTCAGACATTGCCCATCAGGCTGGTCGTGAGGATATTTATTCGCAACCCAATCCATCTTATTTGCAAATTGAATTGGTTGCCTTGAATAACCAAAACTATAATTTGCAAGTCAATAATGGACTAACCCTACAAGTCAAGGACAGTACAAACACCTATCGAACTTTATTTGGTGGCAACATTACAGATATCACAACCGAGGTTGCAACTGCTAGCAGTATTGCTGAAACCTTTACTTATACAATCCTTGCATTAGGTTCATTGGCTAAGTTGCCAAAAGTAATCTATAACGGAACATTGGCTCAAGCTGATGATGGCGATCAAATCTATGAATTGCTTTCAGAGATATTCTTAAACAATTGGAATGAAGTACCAGCAGCCGAAACTTGGTCAGGATATGATCCAACAACTACTTGGGCTAATGCTGAAAATATTGGACTTGGCGAGATCGATCGCCCAGGAGTTTATGAACTTGAAAATCGAACCGCTGATCCTGACACCACTTACAACATTGCAAGCCTTATTGCTAATAGCGCACTTGGTGTTTTGTATGAGGACAATGAGGGTCGCATCTCCTACGCTGACACAACCCATCGACAGAATTATCTTGCAAATAATGGATACACAGAGATTTCAGCCAATACCGCTATTGGTGCAGGATTAAAGGTTTTAACTAGAGGTGCAGATGTTCGCAACAATATTTATATTAATTATGGAAACAACTTTGGCTCACAAAAGACAGCCACCGATCAAACTAGCATTGAAACCTTTGGCTATCATGGCGAAACCATCAATACAGTTTTGCATGATGCAACAGATGCACAAGCTGTGGCTGATCGCTATATTGACCTCAGATCTAATCCACGAGCCTTATTTGATGCCATAACCTTCCCCATTACAAATTCAGAAATTGATGATGCTGATAGAGATGCACTATTACAGATCTTTATTGGTCAGCCATTGCGTATTACAGACTTGCCTGTTCAAATAGCCCCAACCGGACAATTTGAGGGTTATATTGAAGGCTGGCGTTGGAGCACTAGGTTCAACGAATTATTCTTAACTATAAATCTGAGCCCGATTGAATTCTCCCAAGTTGCATTGCAATGGGAGCAGGTATCAGCCTCAGAGGCTTGGGGTGATTTATCCGCTATACTTACATGGGAAAATGCGATTGGAGCAGTAGCCTAATATGGCAAACACAACAAATTATAATTGGGAAACACCGGATGACAGCGACCTGGTTAAAGATGGCGCAGCTGCTATTCGCACGCTCGGTTCATCTGTCGATACAACAACAAAAGCCTTAAATCCATCTACAACTCTTGGCGATATTGAATATCGTTCAGCGACAGCAAATACAAACACAAGATTGCCAATTGGAACTACTGGTCAAATTTTATCTGTTGTTGGTGGAGTGCCAGCATGGGTAGCAAATGATGTTGGTGATATTACAGAAGTGCAAGCAGGAACAGGAATTTCAGTTGCATCTGGAACAGGGCCAATCCCTGTGATTACAAATACTTTTGCAACAGCAATTGATGCTAAAGGTGATTTAGTTATTGGAACTGGTGCAGATACTTTTAGTCGATTAGCAGTTGGAACAAATAACCAGATATTAACTGCCGATTCTACAACCGCAACAGGTGTCAAATGGGCTGCTACAAGTACTGGCGCATTAACAAGAATAACCGGTGGTTCTATATCAGGAAGTGCAACAACTTTTAGCAATGTTTTTAGTTCAACTTATGACGCTTATCAAATTATTTTATCTGATTTAGTTGGAAGTACATCACTTACACTTCTGTTAACACTAGGTTCAACTGCAACCGGTTATTATGGTGGATTTGTAGGTATTGGCACAGATGGGAGTGTTTCGGGTTATGGTTTAAATAATGCTACAAGTATCAATCGTGGTATTTATGCAACTGCAAATGGCGGAGGCGCACTTGTTTATTTAATAAATCCTAACAAAACACAAAGAACTTTTTGGAATGTAGCAGGACGAAATACAGCAACAAGTACCGGAAGCGATGGAGCGTCTGGAGTTGGTTTTATTGATAACACAACTGCTTATACGGCTTTTACATTAACAACCAGTTCAGGAACTTGCACAGGCACAGTCAATATCTATGGCTACACATTAAGTTAGGAGATTAAATGACAACATTACAAATACGCATTATTGACGGAGATGAAATCATTGATCGTGAAATGAATGATGATGAACTTGCCCTCACAACAAATTTAAGAGCAGAACAAAAACAATTGCTTGAAATAGAAAAAGCAAAAGCGCAAGCTAAAGCTAATTTATTAGAGCGTTTGGGTATGACCGAGGATGAAGCAAAACTTCTGTTGTCCTGATGAAGCCTTGGTTGTCTAAAGCAGCTGTGCAATTGCGTGAGCAGATTGATGATTGCTTTGCTGATCGATCCAGAAAATCGGATGGTTGGATCTCAGACGCAAGACATCAAAAACTAAAATCGGATCACAACGCTTTGCCGTCGGGTGAAGTTTGCGCTATCGATATAACAGCGGATCTTGGTGCAGCTGAGGGAATATCTGCTTATCTTGCTGACCAAATTCGCATTGCTGGCAAAACAGATTCTCGAATCAAATATGTTATTCATAATCATCATATTGCCAGCAAACTATTGAACTGGCGTTGGCGTAAATACAAAGGCATCAATCCGCATACGAAGCACATCCATATTTCATTCAAACCAAATCAAACCGGTGAATTTTTTAACATCCCACTACTAGGAGGCAACGCATGAAAATAACCAATAAACATAAGGCAGCAATTAAGTCATATTTAAGAGCTGTGGCTGCATCTGGAATTACTGTTGCACTTGCTATTGTGGCAGACATCCATCCAGCTTATGCAACTTTACTTGGTGCAATTGTTGCACCTCTAGTTAAGGCGATTGATCCAACTTCAGGGAGCGAAGCGGATTATGGCGTTAATGCCAAATGACCGCAAACGAGTGGGTTGGTATAGCCGTTGGCGTATGCGCCATATCAACAAGTTTGTTAGTGGGTCTGCGCTGGGTTATTAAATCTTACCTAGCCGAACTCAAACCTAATGGTGGGTCTAGTATGAAGGATCAAATCAACAGACTCGAACAGCGTGTCGATGATCTGTTTGTCTTAATCTCTAAGCGATAATTTTAATTATGGCGAACACTCGAAAACCTATCAAACGCAAAAAGATCAATCGTCGCGTCGTTCGCCAAACTCCTGAGCCATTAACAAAGATCGATCAACATTACATGGCTTTACATGAATGTTATAAAGCAGCTAGAAAAGCCGGATTCACACCGGAGCACGCTTTCTGGTTAATGACTGAACACAAGACTTTTCCTGATTGGATTGTGGGCGATGGTGGGATCATCCCATCCATAGATCCAACTGACGATGAGGATGACGATTAATTAAAGCCAACCGTAGGTATTTAATAACGCCAGATTTACAAATTCCGCTGCACCATCCAAAAGCAGTATCTAATCTCATTAAAATGAGCAAACACGAAAAGTTTGACTTTGTGTTAAATGTTGGTGATGAGCTAGATATGACTTCCCAGAGCCGTTGGGTAAAAGGGACTAAATTAGAATTTGCCGAAACATTAGATAAAGAGCGATCAATTGCTCAAGATATTCTTTACGATCTTGGCACGACCGACATAATTAGATCCAATCATACGGATCGATTATTTACCACATTGCTTAAAGGTGCTCCGTCATTACTTGGATTGCCTGAATTGGTTTACGAAAAATTTATGG